GCAGCTAAATCATCAACTGTTTTAGTAGTATCTACTATAACATCAGCAGTTGCTGCAGGGATAGGAATGATTGAAAATACATCATTATTTTTTGCCATTTTTTTAACAATTTAATTTATCAAATTAATTTTATCACGTTTAATATTATAATCAGCATATTGCAATTGTCCTGTTAAAACTAATACAGCAATGTCCACTATTTCAGGATGGGTATGAGAAGGAAGTTCACAATCTTTAAAGCCTGTTAATAAAGACCCATCTGGTAGTTTATATTGCGCAGCAGTTCCAAAGTCCTCTGCATTATGAATATAACCTGGTTTTTTAATATAATCTAATACTAGATTATCTATTATAAATGTACCATCAGAAAATGCTTTTATACCTTTATCATAAAATCTTAAATTTATTTCTCTCCATTCAAATGAAGATCTATCAAAAGGTGAAAACTCAAATTCATCATCATGCTGTCTAACTACACAGCTAGCACTAACATCTTTGCAGTTGTTTTTTGCTAATACTGCTTTTGCATGAACTAAGAACTGATAATCTTCAGGTAACTCTATATAATATTCAAAATCATTTTCTTTTTTAGTATATACAACTTCGTTGTTTTTTACTATAGTTCTTATGTCATCAATATTTCTTTGGTTCTTTTCAAACCCGAAATCAAATAGCATCTTCACCTTTCTAGGTTCAGCAATCATTTTAATAAAGATCCCTTGTGCCTCATTTAATGCCCAATCAATTTCAGGTATTCTAAGGTTTCTATATTGTTGTGAATCTACTTTATTAAGTTTTACCTTAACATCATAGTGCATATTTTTGATACTCATTAGCTATTTAACTTTTCAAGTATTGATACTTTTAATTTTTGATTTTGTGGATTGATAAAATATTCAACAGCATCATCAAATGAGTTTGCAATTTTATCACCCATATAATATATTGAAATTCCTTCCTTAGTTAAAATGTTTCTATGCAATGCTTCTAATAAAGATGCTCTTATATAAACTTCTTTATCATCCATTTTTGCATATGACAAAAATAATTCAGGATTCATTTCAATAATCTCATCAAGCTGAACATCTAAAAAATCTCTACTTCTACCTCTTACCATTTTTTCACTGATAATTGTTAGTATATTTACTAACTGATCAGTAGACATCTTTTGAGATAAGGTATAACATTTTCTTTTAACTTGTATTCTAGTAGCCTTGATTTCTACATCCTCTGCATCATCAAAAATTACATGACTTGCTTCAGGACATAAACCATCATTATAGTCTTTCATAGAATTAGCTACCATATTACTAGCTTTCAAGTTTTTAATTCTTACAAACTCTAAAGGAATAGTAGGGTCAAGAAAAATTGGATAATTTGGCAATTTAATTCTTGATGCATTGCTATCCCAATAAGCATGTGGTTTTTGAGCATTAAAAACTTTAGATAAATCTATACCTAATTTAGCTTGATACTCTTCAGTTTCTTCATCTGTCAATCCAGTTGCATAAGCACCTGATGCATGGTCATATAGAACTCTAACTGTTAAAGGTTGAGTAAAAGATTCTTCACCATCTTTACCATGCCACTTTTTCTTTTCTATTGGTCTAATTTCAACTAATGCTTTTTTTTCCATTTTTACAAAATTTAAAAAAAGGTTAGGAGCAGTATTGCTGCTCCCAACCTAAATATGTTATTAATTTCTTTTCAAAATCAATTCACCACAACGAGATACATCTTCGATGTGAATACCACACTGATCTTTAACATGCATTTCATAGTAATCTCCTGCATGAGATGCAAGACCTGTATTAGTTACAGGACCATAAGGATTTACCATACCACCTACATAAATTAAAGACATTCCACCTTTCTTCTTAACTTTTAAAATATTAGAATCACCACCTTGTCCTGAAAAGTCAAGGAAAGTAAATCTCATTGATTCTGTTGGATATCCAGTAAGAGGATCAATTTCAAAGTTAATTTCTCTATCATCATACAATGGTAAATGTACAAGTTCTAGTGTAGAACCATTTGCCATCATATACTTAGTAAACTGATAACCAGCAGACCAAGCATTTTCATGATATGGAGAAGATGTTTTATTAACAGAAAAATCTTCAACAATCTTAATGAATCCACTCTTAGCCATCCAATCTTGTACTGCTCTGTGGAACAATAACATACCATATTCACCAGTAAAGGCTTTGATATGTCTTTGAGAACCAGGAGCAACTCTTGAATAGAAGATGTCCATTAAATACTCTTCAATTAATTCTGTAGTTAAGTGAGAGTAAGTTTCTCTATGAGAATCTTCAAGTTGTTCTTGAATACCAGGACCATTAAATACTGGTCTACCATTAGCACCAAGTACAGTATCAGTACTGCGAGAATACCAATAACCTCTTTCTAATTCTCTATAGTATTGCTGCCAGTATTCTACCTCTGCATACTTAATCCAAGATTTATGGACAGTACCATTAGAATCAGGAATACCAACTGCTAAAACTTCTGTACTAGCATCACCTGTTACTCGGTATTTCTTTCTAAATCTAGAAAGTCTGTTTTTAAGAGTAATAGGAAGTGAGTACTGTGTACTACCAGATTGCTCTGATGCTTCCTCATACATTGAGAATAATTTTGCCCATTGAGTACCAGGTTTTAGATACTTAACAGGTAAAGATGCATTAATGTCATCATCCATTAATCTAACTGTATAAACCCAACCACTACCTTGTCTTACAGGTTGTTCTTGGATTCTACATTGGAACTTCTTATTAGAAGAACCTGCATGAATAACATCACCAGTTACAAACCAATTTTCACTTAATTTAATTTTGAAATTAGTTCTTCCTGCACCAGGTTTTGCAATTCCTGGAATTACATTTTCAACAACTACTAAAGGCTTAGTAGAAGCTGTTTTTAATGACCATTCCCATTCAGAAGTAGAAATTTCTTTTTCTCTACCTGTAGCAACTAGTGTGCTTGTTAGAGAGTTATCAGAAAAATATCTCTTTGATGAAAATAGTTCTGCCATTTTTGACTCAAATACTTCTGGTCTAGCATGAAGTGATGCACCTAAGTGATTCATCTCTGTCATGTTAGAATGCCATTGCATTTGCTTAGTCACAAGTTTATTGCTTATTTTTGCCATTTTTTTAAATTAATTTAATCATTAAAATATTCATACAAGGCTTTTTTCCTCTTACCAGAGGAAGATTTTGAACTTTTTATTTTAGGCTTCCTTTCAATTTTATCTTTTGTCTTCTTCGTTACTTTGGTTTCTGTATTTCTAATAATATCAGAAATGTCAAAGTCATTCTTTAAAAGTTTAGCTATTACTAATATCTTTTCAGGATCTTGAAAAGCATTCTGCAAATCACTTTGCATTTGTGTTAAGTAGTTATTCTTACCTACTTTTACTTTTGCTTTAGTCATATAAGAATGTAAGTTTCTTTTATCTTCTTTATTAAAAGTAAAATGTCCAATACTTTCTATATCACTCAATCTTTGTTTCAGATCATCAGATAACTTTTCTCTCTGCTCTCTAGCTATTTGGTCTTGCTTTTTTTGTTCTTCGAGCATTTTCTTTTTATAATCTTCTTTCTGCTGTTCAAACTTTTTCTCATACTTTTCAGCATGTCTTTGCAATTTACCACCTTCTTTTAGCCATTCAATCTTATCCTCAATATATCCTTCTTGTTTTAGTCCATACTTGACTAAATTTTCTTGATGACTTTGATCATCAATATCTCCTGAAGGATTATCAGTAGCTGCTTTTAAACTTTCAAAAAACTTTTTTGTATCACCACCACTCTTTTTATATTTTAAAAAAGCAATGGCATCTTCATCTAGTTCTTCAAAGAAACCTTCCATAGTTTCTTCAACTCTAGACTCTATTTCATTGTCTATAACATCAGAAATATCTGCATCCTCTTCAAAATCAATAGTTAATACTCCTTCTTGTTTCAATTTAGAAACTAACATTTGAGCATCACTTATTTCTTCTTCTACATCCTCTTCACCTGCTGCATATTCAAAAGTGTCTTCTTCAAAAGAAATTTCAGGTTCTTTTTCTACCTTAGTTTCTTCTTTCTTTTCTTCAACTTTTTCTTCAACTTCAGATACTTCTTTTTTTACTTCTTCTTTCTTTGGTTCTTCTTTGGGTGTTTCTGATATGCTATCTGCTGCATTATCCCAATCATCCCATGAGAAGTTTTCTAATTTTTCATTACCTTCCATAACGCAAATTTAATTTTAAATATTTAAAAAAGTTAAGTTTTATTCTTAACATTATTTACAAACTTAGAAATAGCTTATTTTTTATTTTGCTTACTTTCTTTCATCTTTTCTTCGTCTACTCTCTTCTGATGATCAAACTTTTCTTCTGCTAATTTTTGTTTTCTAGCTTGAATTTCTGCATCTAATCCATGTTGTGCAACTTCTAGAACATCAGGTTTACCATCTCTATCTACATCTTTATCTTCAGCAAACCCCATAGATAACATTGCTTGCTTCTGAATATCTCCTTGTATTCTCTTATCTGTAATTATAATATCTGTTTCTCTATCAAACTCTTTTTCTACTTGTCTAGCTTTTATTTGCTCTTGTTGCATTTGTTGATCCATTTGTTTCATTCTCATTTGCTGACCTTCCATTTGTTCTCTCTTAGTTTCTTCAGCAACTCTTAATAGATCTTCAGCTTCTTGCAATCCATCAGACTTAATAATCTTGATAATATCTGCCATATTAAACATCTGATTCTGCATACCTGCATGTGCTAATTGTTTTACCATTTCTTTAGCTTCATGTGCTTTAGAAGAAGATGCTACCTCAATACCATATGTAGAATTATACAATAACTGTGGATTCATTTCAAGCATACCTATACTTAAATCATCAAGTACATATCTAAGCATTCTAGCTTTAGTACCTGCATATGCTTCTTTAGCTACTTCTAACAATCTAGTAATAGCATTTCTTTTTACATAATTATGCATTTCAAACATAGGCTCTAATATATTAGATGCCTGTAATATAGTCTGTCTAACATTACCTACAGATTGCTGTGTATTAATTTGTGCTTCCATCTCTTTAGGAATACCAATAGCTTCACCTGCTTTTCTTTCTATATAACTAGCTAGATTTATATAGTTATTTATATCAGATGCTAAAGACATATCTAACACTCTGTTTATCTGACTAATATCTATATTTCTATTACCTTCCTCATTTGG